AGTTTTTGGTGCAGCCCTAGTGAAAAGCTGGTGAGTTCTTCATACCCCGGTTGCCCAAACCACTGGTTTCTTGCCTGCCAGCGCAGTGTTTTATCATCGACTTCGGGCTGAGGTGGAGGAGATGACCTAAGTTGTACCTCAGATTCATCCTGTTGTAAAGGGGTAGGTCTAAAGTTTTTTGCAGCTTCTACACGCATTTTAGCGTCTGTCAAAGCTTCTTGGGCGGCTACTAAAGCATCAGAGTCTCCTGCTTCGTACGCCTCTTTGTACCTACGTTTGGCGTTTTCAAGCTCGGCAACAGTTGCTACCTTGATTGTTTCAGCGTATTGCTGTTCGCCGTTATTCACGTACTGCTTGAGCTTGTTGTTCTCGGCCAACAGGTGTTGGGCCATTCTTTCAAGCTCTTGTTTCTCGCGCATTGTCGCTTCTTTGACACGGCGCTCATCGTGACGGGCATGAGTTAACTCTTTGATGCGTTTTTTGACACCATCAGAATAGTTCTCAAGTTCATCATCGGAAGGGTCGTTTACTTCACGATCCAAAGGTTTACGCCCACGATCGCGTTCAGGCGTATCGTCAACGATTTCGATCTCGACTTCACTATTAGACGCTTCAGCGGGAGCCGCTTTTTCATCATCAAGTTCATCGGGAAACTTATATTGTTCAGCCATTTCTTTCCTTTCAAGCGCGGGTTAAACCACGGGGGTCTTGCACAACAGCATCAACTTGGTCGTCGTTGATGAGACGAAACTCTTTGCCAAAGATTTTGAATCTTGTGCCAGAGTAAGTACGTACCAAAACGAAGTCGCCTTCTTTACACCATGCTCCGTTGGGAAACTTGGCGCTGTCTTTGTACGCATCGGGGCCTACACGCAATACAAACAGCACCGTAGTGGCTGTCTCTTCTTGGCGCATGAACTCCGTTGGTTTATACAGGTTTGACCCTGCAATCTTTTCGTCTGCTTCTGGAACAACGCACAGCAACTTCCAACCTGTGGGGGTCGGCAGTGCGCCTGCTTTTGTTTCAGTATCAGCGCCTTCTTCTGGCGAATCCAATTGCTGGATATGCTTTGGTAAGACGATGTTTGGCGGCAGGATTAGTCCTGATTCAGTTTCAACCATCTGATTGTTCAACTTTCTGTAGCAGGTCAAGGAGATAACGCTCTGCAAGGGCTAGACCCGAAATAATCCCGCAGAGTTTTTGGTACTCATCAAAAGTGCGACACGCACCCCCCGCCAAATCATCGGCGTAGTTGTTCATGTCGGTACGTATTTTTTCACGCAATACGTGTGCGAATTCTTGAATCATTTGGGCTCCTTACCTTGTGGCTGGCTTTTATCTGCAAACTGCAAAGAAGTAGTGCGGGCTTGCAAGTCCATCTCTTTCTGTCGCTTAGAAATTTCAGAGCCTAGCTTCACACCGGCAAACTCTTGGTCAAACTGTTGTTTGGCTTTGCTCTCGTTGATCTGTGCACCAATGCGCATACCTTCGAGTTCTTTGTCACTGCGCATCTTCTCAGTGTCCAAATCAATCCTGTCAGACTTAGCCGTCATGTCAGCCACCATCTTCTGGGCATCCAACTGCGCGGCTTGTTGCTTAAGCTGGAAGTCTTGTTGCATCTTCTGCGCTTCCATTTGCAAGCGTTGTTGTCCCAACTGAATGTTGGCCTGAACTTCCTGTTGCTTGACCTGCATCTCAGCTTGCTTGAGTTGCAACTCTTGTTGTTGCATCTGAATGAGCGGGTCTTGCGCTTGTTGCTGGGCTTGCTGTTGTGCGGCTTGCGCTTGATTTTGCTGCAACATCTGTTGAGCCGCTTGCGCCATCATACCTGCCATTGCGTTGGCAACTGCTGTCGGTACAGTCTCTTCTTCTTTTGGAATCGACATGCCAAGTTGTTTCTCCAACTGCAACTTGTACTGGAACCCTACGTGCTCTGCGATGTGTGCAGTCAGCGCCGCTTGAATCTGAGGAGCCTTGGGGTTCTGGCCAATCAACTGCATCACGGTTGGGTCTTGCATTATGCTGGTGTGCACAGCAAGGTGCGCTGCATGATCTTGCTCCACAAACGCTTTGAGTGGCTCGCCCTTGAGCACAGCCATGTTCTCTGTCACAGGGTCTTTGGGCTTCTGGTCATCCTCAAGTGGCACAAGTTTGTCTGCGTTCTTGATACCCAAAACTTCCAACATGTTGCGGTGCAACTGCGGCAGGTCATAGATATCTGGAGCCATCTGCGCCATCTGAATGACGGCTTGGTACTGCACCACACGCTGAGACATGGTGGCCGCATTGGGGTCAGACACAGGGATTACATCCACATGGTTATAGTCTGACTGTTTCGCACGGGGGCCTGCGTCACCCTCTGGCTCATACAAATAATCAGTGTCTGAATAATCACGAATGATGTTTTTAAGCAGACCCAATTCTTGTTTCAAGGCGTAATGCACACGGGCTTGCACAGCCGTCATGACTTTAAGCTGGCGCTCAAGCAGGGCTAACGTTGTGCCCACGGGAGCCTGCGCAGACATGTCAGACACTTTCATATCTGCAGTTGCGGCGAACCTGCGACCCTCTTCCACAATGTTTTGCAACAGTGTGTACAGCGTCTGGCTTGGCTCTTTGTATGGAAGCGGCAGAATGTTGTCGCGTATCGTGCCCGAACCTACATCTACATCTCGGAATTCACCGGGGGCGATGGGTGTGTCATCTCCCTTGATACGCAGTCCTCTGGATTTAAGACCACCGGGCAAGTTGGACAACGTGCCTGCATCGATGAGTTGCCGCATGAGGGATGTAGCGGATTTAGCAAAGCCCCCGATAAGATGGAACAGCCCGAAGCCATAAGCTCCAAAACCCGGAATATATTGGTAGTGCACGAAGTGCTGGCGTTTGAGTTTGAGTGGGTCATCTTCCTCCCAATTACGGCGAATAGCCAAAACATCGTTTGTGCCGCGAATGATTGTCACCACGTATGGCAGTGCAATGCCTGTGGCCTCACCATCTTCTTCGTCTTCAAAGCCTTTGATGTCCAAATCAACGTGGCACTCAAGCAAAGTGAAGCGATCATCGTTCAGATCACTGAAACCTGTCTCTTTGTCCTTGGCTTTCTGAATATCACCCACTGTTTTATCTGGCTCGCCCAACTCAACTTCGCGGTAGAACCCAGCTTGTTGTAGTTTTAAGATTTCGTTCTTGGTTTTACGCATCACATGGGTGATGCGGTAGCACGTATACATCTCTGTCGCCCCGTAAGGCAAGATGATGTCTTCAGCAGGGATAAAAATCGAAACCTGACGGCCTAAAGACGGGTCGTAGTACACCTTTTTAAAGGCTGACCCTGTAGCTGGCAGTGACCAGAGCATGCGTTCGTGTTCAGGGCGGAATTCCACCATTTTTTCGGTCAACTGATAGTTCATATCAGCTTCTACACGTACTGCGGCTTCTTTTTTCTCTGGTGTTTCCTTGCCAACGATCTTTGTGCGCACGGGGCCCGAGGCTGGGAAGGTTTCGGTGATGGTTTCAGCTTGAAAACGCACCACTGCTTCTGTAATCATGGGGTGAAACACACCAGAAGCACCATTCCAAGGCTCTGTGCGCTCCTCCATCTGCAAACCCAAGAGCTTCAAGCCCTCTGTGTATGCCTTTTCCCAGTCTTTGCGGGAGTTTTTGTCGTTGTCAATGTCGCCTGCCAAGTCGCTGGCCAGTGTTGCCAGCACACTTTCATCAATTTCATCGGCTAAGTTGGCAGAGAAGTCATCTTCCTCGCCCTCACCGATACTGATCTCCATATCACCTGCTTTGATGTTGACTTCTTCAGGGTCAACAATCTCAATTTCAATCGCATCCTCATCTTGTGCAAGCTCTTCAAGACCTGCGGGTTGTTGATACAGTGCTTTGTCGATGTTAGTAGCCATCTTTGATCCTTAGTAATACGCCGCTTTGCGGGGTATTGAGTAAATGTCGTCTTTTTCATCGCTGTCCAAGCTGATGAACCCACCGTTTCTGAAACGTTGCAGTGCCATACTTGTACAGTCAACCATGTCATCGTGATCTGACGCGGGGAACGCAGCCACCTGCTCTACAACTTCTTCTGCCCAACGCCTACCCGCAGGATACCAGACCATGCCCGATCTGAAAATATCTGATACTGCATTTAATCGTGCAACTTTATCACCCGTGCCCCTGTGGGGTGTGAACTCTGAGACTGGAATACCCATGCGCCTGAGTTCTTGAAACAGTGGTGTGCCGTTGGATTTCTTCTCAACGATGAACGCATCAGGCTCCCAATCCCGATATTCCTCCAGTGCCAAATCTTTAAGTTCACCAAACTCCATCCGTTTGTTGATGGCGTTCATCAAGATAATGTTGGGCTTGCCACCCGTTAATTTGTGGCTAAACACGCCCCATGTCAGCAGGGCGGTAAAGTCAGCACGGTTGTTTTTCTCAGCCGCCGCGTCAAGTGTCATGATGACAAACTCAAGCTCTGGAGGATCTTCCTCCTCCCACTTGGCCCACCACTCGCGCTTGACAATCGCACCTTCTTCGCTGGTGGGTTGTTGCTGATACTGAGCATTCCACTGGAACGTGGGCATCGAAGCCTTGGTTCTACGCAGGGCTTCTACATCAAAAAACTCAGGCCACAGCGCTGACTCCTCTGGCGTGCCCTCATTGAATATGGCTGGGAATTCAAAGAACTCATACTTATCAGCCTCATCGTTGCGGGTCATATCCTTGGCCATCATGCCAATCAGATCGTTGGGATGCCAACGGGTATGCACAATCGCCACCCGACCAGCAGGCATCAAGCGGGTACGCGCACCGAAAGTAAACCACTCATACGCTTTTTGAAATACCTCAAAGTTGCCGTTCAAGATGTCCTGCTCTGAGAACGGATCGTCAACAATCAAAAAATCAGCACCACGACCAGCAAGGGCAGAACCCACACCGCACGCAAAATACTCGCCCCCTGCGTTGGTGTTCCACCGGCCAGCAGACTTGCTGTCAGCCGCCAACGTCACCGTTGGGAATATTTCTTTGTACATTGCTTGGTCAACCAAGTTACGCACTTTACGGCCAAAGTCCACCGCAAGGTCGGTGGTGTGCGACACCATCAGCACCTTCTTATCAGGGAAATTACCTAGGAACCATGCAGGAAAGTAAACCGACACCAAGAAGGATTTGCCATGCCGCGGTGGGATCGACACCGCAATACGGTCTTTGCGGTTAAACGCCATGTCCTCTAATAGAGATGCCAGACGCTTGTGATGCCGACCAATCTTGTAGTCAGGGTTCATCTTCAAGCAAAACTCCAGCAAACTGCCCCGTGCAACTTTTGCCGCTTCCCGTTTTGCTAACTCTTCCAATGTGGTATCAAACGCTTCCAGATCATCTGCCGACAGCTTGGCCAAATCTATCTTTAATAGATCATCCATTGTGAAGTTGGAAAAATCAATCATCTGTATGAGTACGCACTAACGTAGGTGTGCCCAGCACATCGGCCTTATTCTCTTGCAGGGTTTTGGGTTTGACCACCACATCCACAATCTCTTCTGACTTGCTTCGCAGTTCAAGGAGTTTGGAAATCCTATCTTTAATAGAAGCCTCAAGCTCAAGTGTGGTTTTGTGTTTGACTGTAACTTCGCTGCGCTCAACAAACAGGCCGACATCGCCAACCTTGCCTAGCAACTCAAGTGCCCTGATGCGAATCTTGGGGTCGGGGTGGGTTGTCTCTTCAATCAGCTTATTGGTCACATACGTTCTGATCTGCACAGCCGAGTTCACCACCACCTGATCGTACTCGCTCAGTATGGATTTGAGGTGCATCACCGATGCTGTGGTTGTGACCGCGTTGGTCTGGGCTGTGACTACATGTGTAGCTTCAGCGGAGCTAACTGATTCATGGAAGGCCGAGCGTGCCCGCACCTTATCTTCAGCCGTCGGTTCAGTGGGTGCACCGAACGCTTCTAAGAACTCTGCAGTCTTGAACAGGGCATCGACCTTGGTATGCAGGGACACCACCTCCTCCCGCTTGTCTGGGATTGGCACCGTCAACTCTGGAATACAGGTTAGCATGGCCGAATGATACTACAAAAAGTGTAAAGCGTGTCAAGACACTATCACTAGGGGGGTGTTCTGGAACACGATTTTGTTGGATTTTTGCTATAAAAATTTTTTGAAAGGCGTTTTATTTTGATGGGGGGTGGGTTCGCAGGATTTGATTTGAAAAATAATGGACAGCGTTTGAGTGTAATACACTGTAGGTGTAGCTACGGAGTCCCAATGTCAAAAGCGGTGGTGGGGGTACGGTGGGGTTCGCCCGTGGGAACTGGTGGCGTAAAAAGGGGAGAGGGCGGGAAATTCCTACCCGTAGGAAACAATAGGAAACGTGACATGACAACATGAAACCGTGTTATAATAAACACATCGGCAAACAATCAATATCGATTGACCCGATATTTTTAGGAAACACTAAAATCATGGCAAACGCTATTAAAACTCTCGATACTATCGCCCTTTTTAAGGGTATCGCCACTGCTCACAATGCAGGGCTATCATCCTTGGATGTCATCAAAGGCCATATTGAAACCCTGCGTAAGGGTGAAATCAAAATGGGTAAGTCAATCAAAACGTGTGAGTATCGCCGTCAATGTGCTGATGCGTATGCGATTGCATTTCCAAAAACTGCAAAGAAAACCCGTGACAATTATGTCACCGCCGTGGTTGACGCAGTAAACAATGGCGCTGAATTTTCATTCTCCGCTTCCAAGGGAAAAGCAAAGGGCGCAAAGGGCGCAAAAGCGGGTGAAACATCAAATGATGAAAAAATGTTGTCAGCATTATTAAACGTTTGGAAGTTGTCCGATGTTGCCGATGATATTTTGATTCAAATTGAAACGGCCCTTGCTGATGACATGACCCTTGCTGATGCAATCGAATACGTTTTGGAAGCAAACGGAAAAGAATTAAATAAAGATAAAGCATAATTTTTCCTACTAGTAGGAAAAACCAAACCCGCTTAGGCGGGTTTTTTCACGCCCACATTTTTGTGGGCTTTTTTGCGTACTTCGGTATCGGTTTTCAAAAGGGGGGTAGTAATATTAAGTTCTCGTTTTCAGGGGAGAACTGGTGGGGGAAGCAACCATGCAACTATGCAGCTACGCAGGCGTGTTCCAAATGTTCTGGCTTTTTAGCACGTAACTGGAACGTTCTAAAATTTTATCGGAACACCCATGTAATTACGTCTTGTCATGTTTCAGCAATGTTCTGGAAGGAAAAGCACCTCTAATAATAATAAAATAATATATTTATATATAAGAAGTAGTGTTGTTCTGGTTTTTACAAAATCAGTCTGGGAAATTTTCTTTTTTAGGTTTCGGGGGAAGTTGTGGCAACGGCACTGGGATCAAGCCAATCACTTTTTCCTACCAGTAGGATTTTTGCTTTTCCTGACGCTGTGTTTTTCAAACTAGAACCGTACTCGGTTTGTGCCTACAATTTAATCAAACCGATTTTGAAACATCACGTTCCAATGCTGTACAATATTACTTTCGCTTTGTTCCACGTTCCGTTCCAGATTTTGGAGGGCACCTAGAACATACCCCGTTTTTCGTTACTTTGGAACGCACATGGCCACAAACCTACTCACCCTCGACCCCGCCCTCATGCAAGAGCTTGCCGCCCAACCCAGCAGCATTGCAACACGAACCCCTGCCGAACTACACGTATTGCAGACCAAGCGTGAGGCCAACATCAAAGCAAGCAACAAAGTCACCCGTGAACAACGCAGGCGTGATGTCACCATCAAACTACTCAAGCCCAACGAGGATGCCCTACGCAAGATGCGAAGCCTAGATGTGTTCAACTATTTCGTTGTGCCCTTTGACATGGCCAAAGCTGTGCGTGCATCGATCCATCGTGAGCTAAGTGTCAGCAATAAGAAGTTCACCACAAGCAAATTCAAGTGGGGTCAGCACCATTACCTCAAGGTCAAGCGTGTTCCAGAACACGGGGGTGAGTGATACGTTTGATGATGTTTCATCATGTCTTGACTTGACAAGTCCTTTCATATGGGGTACAATGGCTTTAGCCATTTGGGAAATCGTGCCCATTCACTTTGGTTTTTCCTACCCGTAGGAAAGTTCTTTAAAAACATATCAAGCGTAGGTGCCCCAACACCTACAGTAAACCGCCTCTGCCTCGATGGTAGAAGCTACAAGATGCAAACTGATAAAAATAAGAGGCACTAAGACTCCCTGCACATTCAGTTATGAATTCTTCCAGTAGTGAATAGGGCGTGCTGTACCCAGTCAGCATACTGCACCGTTACTTGTGCAGTAGAAAAGCAAATCAATACTGCCTAAATGGGTGTGGCTCTAGGTATGAAAACATACAAGGCCACTCAACAAGACGGAAATTATTTATGGCGAAACCGATAGTCGATACAGTCCACCACCTACATATATGGGGGCACGAAGCTGTCGTTAGTAGTGCATACGTTGACACCTCTTGGGGATCGTGAACCACAAGGAATAAGCACGACCGACAAACCCTATCGCAGTCAAAAAGTCAAAGCATGATGCCAACAAACCACAAAGAGTAAGCACTACGCATGGTGGCTAAGAAACCTGAAACCACCATGTCAACAATACAGCAAACAAGTTGTATGCAACTGCGAGGGGATGCTGTCCCCTCTTGGGTGTGTACCGCACATCTTCCTACCCGTAGGAAAAACTTAACTCGAAACGGAGTAAATATGAAAGTAGCTGAACTAATCCAAGCCCTGAGTGAGATGCCACAGGATATGCCTGTGCATTTCTGGGTGAATGGCGAACGCCAGAACATCATCGAAGTGAGCAATGTGGGTGACTGCGTTGATCTGTACGAAGAGGAAGCGTCACGCATCACGGTTTACTTTGAAGCTGGGGCAGGTGCGCATGAAGTGGCGCAGTTCGACAGCGAAGAAACCTACATGGCTTGCCTGCCTGCATTGGAAGCATTTGCCAAAAGCAAGGGCTACATCGTGACTGAAAGCAAAGGTGAATAACGTGGCCAAACTCACACTCAAACAAAAGCTGGCGGGTGCAGTCAATATGTACGAGGTCAAGCTGACCCTGTATGTGCACCACCAATCGGCAAAGGAAGCGCAAAGCTATGTGACAACTGCCTTGGAGGATTGGGCAGTTGGTGGGCAGATCATTGCAGGGGTGCAGTTCGAATCCATTGAGGAATCAAGCAAGCGATTCTTTGTGCCCAAGGTTATGTACCCCGAAGATGCCGATGCCATCGAGGAATTGAAATGACCCACTACCACTTGCCCATCTGCACCTGCTGTTATGCAGTACGGGTAGAGCCCCATCGTAAGAACATGGCACGGCCTACGTGCATGGACTGTGGCGAGAAGGTTGCACGTCAACAAAAGCACACCATTGTGCCCATGCCCAAAAGCAACTACATCGTGGTAACAGATCGTTCTCTGTTGCTGAACCTCAACTCATCCCACAAAGGTGGGCGATAGATTTTCCTACCCGTAGGAAAAACGGTTCGTGGTGTGCCGTCTCACACCGCATCTTTGAAACTAAACGGAAAGTATATGGAAACTACATACAACCCCAAGTCAATGCTCGATACCTTCTGGGAAGCTGCACTCATTCTGAAACGTGGCGTGCCAAAGTACTACACCCAGAACGTGCACTACAACAACGTGCACAACTACGAGACCAATGACCCCTATCAGCTTGTGGCACTCACAAGTCACCTTGATCGTAACCTGACCCGTGCTTGGCACTTTCACCAGCAACAGCAACACGCCATCCATCCCGTGGTCATCAAGGCTATGGGCATGGCACGGCCTGACAATTGGCAACAACTGCTACTTGAGTGGCCACACAAAGCACAGACCGACCCCACACGCTTGGCCTACACGGTCAACGAACGCAAGGGGCTTGATGATGTGCAGACCATCACCACGATTGGCAAGTACTTGACCCGTCACTTCAGCTCATTGCCCGACCATGCGATACGCGACCTAGCTGCTTTGCATGGCAAGGGTGAGTGCTTCATTGTGAACACCTCAGCGCAGATGATCTACCACCTAGAACGTGGCCCGAGATCGTGTATGCAATGGGGTGAGGACACCAACCCCGATGAGCACCCGTACCAAGCGTATGACCCTAAGTATGGATGGGGCATGGCTGTGCGTACGACAGGTGGCCAGACTGTAGGCCGTGCACTTGTGGTAAAGAACGAAGGTGAGAAGTACTTTGTGCGTAGCTACTTCCGCAATGATGAGGGGTACTCAGGCCGTGACGATGTGCTCGAAGCATGGCTCAGAGAAGAAGGCTATGAACACCGTAGTGGTTGGAACTATGGGCAGAAGCTTCGTTACATACATGACGATAGCAACAACTGCGGGTTTGTCGCACCGTACCTCGATGGATGCAATCAGCACGTATCTGTATCAGGCGGTAGCGACCGTGTGCTCACCATTCACGACGATGGCGAGTACGAATGTTGTAATACTGGCGGTGATGCAGACGAGGCGAACACCACCGAGTGCTCAGATTGTGGCGACCGTACCCGTGAGGGTGATGGCTATTGGGTTGGCTATCACGAAGACTTCATGGTGTGCTCTGGCTGTCACGACAACTACCGCTATGGCCGTGGCCGTAATGGGCGTGAGTACACCTTCCACGAAGACAACGCTGTGTATGTGGAATCACGGGACAACTACTATCACAGCGATTACCTCGATGACAACAACATCGTTGAACTTGACAATGGTGACTATGAGCACGTTGACGAAGCCATTGAGATCGATGGTAGTTTCTACAGCGTTGACGATGAGAACATCTGTCTGTTCCAAGATACCCAAGAGTGGGGTATGCAGTCCGATGGTTGGCAATGTGCTGAGTCATGCAATTGGTACACCGATGCTGTCGAGTGCGTGGAAGTGAACGATGAGAAGTACCACCCTGACCATGCCCCCGAAACAGAGGGCGAATAATTCCTACCCGTAGGAAACTTTAACTTAAGAAACATTATGAAAACTAAATCTATCCTTTACAAAACTTTGACCCGTGCTCTGTCCATTGCACGGCCACACAACACAACTGCAACTGCATACTTCACCCAGTGGCTTGAAGATCATGTGCCCAAACACTTGACCGATAAGGTATGGCGTGACGTAGCAGGCAACCTGCACGTAGATGCTCGCAGTCTTGGCACACACAAAACGCTGTTCGTTGCCCATGTGGATACTGTGCACAAGGAAGTCATGCCCAACAAGTTCATCAAGACTGCAACACATTGGAGAGCAGATGGTGCGCCCCTTGGTGCTGACGATGGTGCAGGCTGTGCGATGCTCATGCACATGATGCACGCTGGAGTGCCTGCCTACTACGTGTTCACACAAGGCGAAGAGAAGGGCGGCATCGGTGCGACACACCTGTTTGAGAACTACCCACAACTGCTGAGTGAATTCGACAGAGCCATTGCCTTTGACAGACGGGGCAACGACAGCATCATCACAGACCAAGCGTATGGCAGATGCTGCTCTGATTCGTTTGCACAACATCTCAGCGATGAACTCAACCTTGCAGACGATACGTTCTTCTACAGCCCTGACCCGTCAGGTGTGTACACCGATACAGCAGAGTTCGTGACTGTGATTCCCGAGTGCACCAACATCAGCGTAGGCTATGACCGTGAGCACAGCCAAGAGGAATCCCTCGATGTACTGCATTTCCATGCGCTGTCTAAAGCTGTCCTGAAAGTCAAATGGGATCAACTACCTACCGAGCGTGAGCCAGGTGTGTACGAGCAAGAGAGCAGATACTACGCAGGGTTCACCAATGTGTATGGCACAGGTGCATGGCAGTACGACACCGATATCGAAGAAGAGTACAAAGATATGCTGTTCGATGCGTTGTGGGATGCACAGTACGGCCTCACACATGACCTGCTGTACATGATCGGTGAGTACGTGTACCCCGAAGACCCAGACATGGCGGTCAAGCACATGGACAAACGCTTGCTTACCGATGAAGTAATCGATGAGGCCAGACACATGGCCAAGACAGTAGATGTGGACACAGTACTGTGCACATTGTTCGACCAACTACATACCACACACTAAGGGAGGATGTATGACCAAGACAGGGTGGCCACCGCCACCCCTGATGCAAGACGATAACCCACAACTGAGTCGATGGTTTGCAACCAGACCTGACGCTCGCTATGTTTTTAAAAGGAATATGCAAATGAAATACGTAGTAAGAAATCACAACGGCACGTTCTTAGGGGCGTTCGATGATAAGGATGACGCTTACTGGGAAGCGCAAGAGTACACATATCAAACAGGCAACCCTGCCTATGTACAACAGGAGGTGGTATGAAAATATGGAAAGTAAATATAGATGTGTTTGTGACGGGTGACACCGAGAACGAAGCCATCGGCAATTTGATTGGGGAAATGGACTACGCCTTTTCCCATCTGGACACACCATTGCACGCGTACTCTCACCCTGAGAGCGCACAGCTTGAAGCAGAAATGGAGGATTGAAATGCAAGGAATAGGCGAGTACTACGACAGCCTGTTGGCTAAATACCAACGAGAGATCGACAAGCAAGCACAAGAGGAAGAAGAAAGGGAGGAAGAAATGGGCAAGCTCAAAGACAAGATTGCTGACCTGCTGGAAGAGAACCATCCTGCTGAACTTGAACGCCTCACGGGTGTAGACGACACAATCTGCATGAAGATCGTGCACCAGCTATACATGGAACGCTTCAATGATCCAAACTGTTGGCACGTTGAGTATGTAGGCTACCTAGGTGACGACCTCTGGGCTATCTTCGGTAACACCACAGACGAATGGATTGACGAAAACGGTGAGTACCGTGGCTTCGATACCAAAGAAGAGGCTGAGCAATACATAAAGGAGACATTCAAATGACTGACACAGAAAAAATTGAACTGTTAGGTGAGGCACTAAACAACCTCATGCAATCAGCCGACAACTACATTGACGATGGCTCATGGATTGATGATCTGTCAAATGACATTGAACACGCAAGAAAACTATTGCAGCAATTACAGCCTAAGTCATGGAACATGGAGGATGAGTCATGATGACACCTTCAGAAAAATTCGAGCGTGTACTGCTAATCATTGCAGTACTTGTATTACTCACAGATCTTTTTTATTGGAGGCCATAGATACTACAAACACATTTGACACAACGACCTTTATCATGTATACTTAACCTTGTTAAGTCAG